AAGTTGGAAACTTGTTTGGCCCATTGCATTAGTAGGAACAGCGTTAAACCCAGATAGTGGAGAACCATAAGCAACTGAAATGTTTCTTATTCGCAGTATTGTTTTTCCGAGTGCATCAACGAATGATCCCAAATCAATTGAAGTCTGGTTATAATTTGTCGTGTCTGTGGAGACAGTCGCCCTGATGAAGAATGAATCGCTTCTCGCCATGATAGAGCCAGGCAACCGACCGCCTATAAACATCACTTCAAATCTTGACTATAGGGGCACACCATCCCAACCCACCACCACCTCATTCACACACTCCCCCTATAGCATTGCAAGTAACTTTGCTACACTTGGTGTAAAAAAGATACCTTGATATATATATATATGCTACTTGGAGGAGGGGACATGAGACAAAAACTCATTACGCTATGCCCCAATTCATTTGAGATCGCTCTGAAGAAACCTAACTTCAGTGCCTGGGTTCGCATGAAATTGCTTGAATATGATGAAGAAGTACTCACTGAAGGCCCATTATTCAAGTATAAATGCCCAGTTTGTCACAAATTAAAGGACTTTTCAAACCAAGATATGGCCTGGAGATGCAATTTATGCAATGTTCCATTGGATTTTGTGAGTGTGATCCTATGAAAATTCTTGATTTATGTTCTGGGCTTGGTGGATTTAGTGAGGCTTTCGTTGCTGCAGGGCATGAAGTCTTGAGAATTGAGAATAATCCCCTACTTGTTGACGTGGCACACACTAAAATTATTGATATATTTGAGTTTAAAGATTGGCTCGAGGCGGCGCAGGTGGTCAAGGGTGGGTTGGGTATTGATATTATCCTCTTCTCCCCCCCTTGTTATGAATTTAGCCTGGCATATGATGCTCCCAGAGCGAGACACATGAGGGAGATGCCTGGAATTCCTTACGAACCATCAATGGATATTCTCGAATGTGGTATGGAAATCATTGAATTGATCAAACCGAAGTATTGGATCGTTGAAAATGTTCGAGGAGCATCACCATATTTTAGCCAACTCCTAGGGAGACCCAGGCAAATCAATGATGCATACTTCTTTTGGGGGAATTTTCCAAGTTTCGTGCCTGGCAAGTTTCCTTCCAAGGCTGAAAAAGACAAGAGATGGAATCCATTACGCGCAAACATTAGAGGAAAAGTTCCAATTGAAATCTCTGAAGCATTATTAGAAGCGATAGAATCTCAAAGAAGCATTTTAGATTATGCTTAAGATTGAGAAGTTTCTTTGATAATGGAAATTATTGCTTCATGATCGTCAAGTGAAACCAACTGGCACTCAATTAGATAATTATAAACTCCAGTATCACTCGTAACCATAGATAAAAACATATCGCGATTGACAATGTGATCAGGGTCAAGAAATTCTGAATGGATTTCAGCCGAACCATTTCCAACACTCCAACCAAATTGAGAATTGTCGCCAGCATTCATTGCTGTCCCAGATGGAATTGTATCATAACTTAGAATTCCGATGAATGTATCAGCAGGGTCCACAGCCCAAAGTTGGAATCTCTTCACGATCAACCCCACATTGATGAGTCCGTCTGAAACAATTATGTTTTTACGAGCGACACCGCCACCCACGACTTCAATTTGTCCTCGAAGAGTTCTTAGCCTGGTCATTTTCATTTCATTGCCCTCCTTGTATCTTTATGTGCGGCTTTCATACACTTAGAAGAATTGCAATTTTTTTTCCAATCTCCGTTTTTTTTAGTCATTTTTGATTTTTGTCTTTTGAAAGCCTTAGCGAATGCTCGATTATAAGCACTGACCTTTCTCCTTCGGCCTTTGGTTTTCCCAGCTGCGACCGCTCCCGTTGTTGTACCCTCAACAAACGCTTGAACAATCGGAGCGGGAATACCAGTAGCGGCAGAAGGTGCTTCAAGCAATGCATCAGCGATAGCCCGCATGAGTGAAGCCATTTGAGCATTTGAAGCCATCCGAATCAGCCTCATTGCTGACTCAACGCTAAGGCCATGCTTGCCGCTTGTGTCATTGTTTCAACTTGACACTCGAGGACAATACTCACTTCATCAACTAAATCGGCGGTTGCCTGATCAACACCTAGGAAAATTGATTCTACTGCTACTAAGTAACCGTTCTCCCAATATTGAGGGGCTATGTCCAATTTATCAGTGACTAGAGTTGAAGATACCAGAGGGGCAACTCCACCGGCAACCGAAAGAACACCCGTTGAAATAACTGATCGGTTGTCCAAACCTACCAAGGCAGTTTGAGATTGGGTTGTAAGTTGGAAACTTGTTTGGCCCATTGCATTAGTAGGAACAGCGTTAAACCCAGATAGTGGAGAACCATAAGCAACTGAAATGTTTCTTATTCGCAGTATTGTTTTTCCGAGTGCATCAACGAATGATCCCAAATCAATTGAAGT